CGCTTAACACACTTGGTGGTCAATTGACCTCCACCCATAACCTTAAAATTAAGAAAGGAGATAGGAAAAACTGATATAAGCCTAAGTTTGTGCCTATAACAGCGTGGACTTGCCTAAACCGCCGACCGTGAGTTTACACCCACGGCCCAAGGTTAGGCCACTGTTGAATCAAAGTACGGCTAATAAACCGTAATTTGACACGGTCTCTAAGAGGAATATCATTACCTTCCTCTTTCATTGACTGAACCCAGAGTCGGGATAGTAATACCCCTATCTGATCAGACTTGTAGCTCTTGGCTACACCTACAAGATGCGAGACAAAGTATCCTTCGATACAATGCCTGGCACGTTGTGGAGAGGCTTCATCTAGATTAGCGATGAAACCGCCGTCACCCAGTGTTTCCGGTATTCGAAGTCGTAAAGACTTAGGTACCGAATTCATAAGGAGACCGAATACTTTCCGGAAGGCTAAATCGCAACCGAGCATTCCTGCTCGACGATGCGCAAGCCTACGAATTGCATTCGCCATCCGATAGACGGATAAGACGTCTGATAATCTATTTTTGAAATAGATCGGTTTTACGTCAATGCCCGCGTAGAAATGGGCTCCACATGATTCACGAAACGGTGAAGAAAAATGCGTCTTCTTCATGTTTATAGTGAACCCGTAGAACTCTATCAACGCAGAAAAGAGAGCTAGACATTTACTGGGAATAATAATATCATCCCCGTAAACCGACACTACCTGATCGGCATGCCTGTCTGAAGTACGACAGACGTGCGTAATCCCATTCACGACCTCTTTCGAGACCGGAGAATGGGACGGTAGTTGAAGATATTCCCTGCAGCTATCTGCTGCTGCGTAGAATATTAAGGACTCAAGCTGAAATGTGAACCCGTTCCCCATTGAGGAGAATTTGTTCCACTCAAATTGAGCACCATCTAGCAAACCGAATCGGGATCGAGCACTATCTAAAAGAGCATGCCATCGAGGGGGCATTAATTCCTCGACAACCTTCTTCGAGATAGAGTCGCTGGCAGAAGATAGATCAATAGTGGCAAGTGATGAGTCGAGAGACCCAACACGAGCCAGGTTTTGGTTTACCGACTGTCGGCGCAAATCGATTCCGAACCTAGACAGACGCCGCCCGATCATGTCGCCAATAGCTTTTTGAAACCAGAGATTAATTCCTGGCTCAATGGCTATGACTCGATTAGTGGTAGCATCTTTAGGCACAGTGACGACTTTGTTCCCAATCTGAAAATTCGGGTAACCGACATCAGACAGTTGAGAAGCCCAAAGGGGATAAACACCCCGAAGGACTTCTAAGGGAAACAAAGAATGCAAGTCCCTCGTGATTCCAGCTTCATGCTGGAACTTATTGGCTGGACTGGCGTCACGAGACTTGATAGTCGTAGTGGCTCCAGGACCCCAATTCGCTGAGGAGATTAATTCTTCGAAGTCAAACTCACCTAGGATTTTAGATATTTTACGAATGGTTGCGTTATGCAACCAAACGATCGGCCCCTTGAATTGGGGGTCGGTGGCCAAATTCCTAAAGCGTGAGTTTGTGCGCGCACAAAGAGATTCAAATTTCTTGAACTTCTCTAAGGCAACTTTGTCCAAGTCATAGTCCAGCGATAAGTCGCCGTACTTTGACAGGAACTTGGTAGCCGCGTACGCGTCCCTAAACTCGGCCATATTTCTATAGTCGAGCGGATCGCACACAAGGTTAGCCAGCTGCTCATGCTCTTGATACTTAAAGAGCATATAAGCAGTTAGCGCCCGTGGGCAATCGAGGGCAATGAAGAACTCGTCAACGGCAGCAGAAGTAACTTCTGGTGCAACACGATAGTTTCGAGCATTCGAAAGAATGTTCGAGCTATACATCTTAGATGACATAGCTGGTCTCCAGAGTTCAGCTTCTAGGGGCTAGTAAGGCCCGTCGAAGTTCGCCACCGCGGCTGTCAGAGGCGACCCCGTTGCATCACTTGGGGAAGCGTCGTTGGCTTGGATGGTGGTTATGAAAAGGGAACGAAGGTGGCTGAGCAACGCAGTCCGCTCAGCAGCCGTCGACCTTTCCGGTAACATGAACTCCATGATCGCTGAGCACTCGTAGGCTTTCGTCGGACCCGGCGTAATGCCGTTGTACGCGTTGCCCACAGTTTCAAGTGTCGGTTGGCCATACTTTGCCGTCACCCTGTAAATCCGGCTCGCTTTCTTCGGCGGACGGACGGACAGAGA